GGTGTAGGGGTCATGAAAAAAACGAACGCAATCTGGCTGTCATGTCGGCTCTGTCGTAGCTCTCTGTTAAGTCGTACTGGCGGCACAAGCTGCGAAGCTCGGCAACGTTGAGCTCATCGAGTGGAACGATCATCGGCGGGCCTTTCGGTACTGGCGGCGGTAGCTGGCCTCGGCGTGCCGGCAACGCTCGCAGCGGCAGCCTCGGCGGTAAGCCGCTCGGCCATGCTGCCTGACGTGACCGTGCTGCTTCTTCGGAACGTAGGACACGTCCCTCCTTCCTTGAGGGTGGGCGCGAGCGATCAAGACCACGGTCGCATTTTTTGCGCCGCTTTTTGGTCTTTGTGATCGGTGCTTCCCATCGGGCAGTTGCTCGCTCACAAGCCGCCGGGCATTACTTCGGCGGGTCCCGTCATGTGCTCGTCGATCCTGGTCGCTGTTGCAGATGCGGGGACACGGTGACACCTGCGGCCGACGAGCTCGGTTTGCAACGTATTCACGTGTTCGCCCCGTTGCGGGCATCGGTCCTCGAAGGGCCGACCAGCCTGTCACGTCGCTGATGCGCAGTCATTCGGTCGGCTGACTGTCGCCGTGCATGTAGTAACATGCATCTCTGTTAAGCAACCGGCACCCTACACATATGATCACGAGGGTGTCAACGATCGGGCCGCCGGCGTTCGACTCCTTCCGTCGGCGGCCTGGTCGTTAATCTTGCGCAATGGCTTCGGTGAGCTCGGCGACACGGTCAGGATCAGCTCGGCGTATGCCGTACAGGACGGTCGTATGATCACGGTCAAGTTCTGCGGCAATATCGCTGAGCGTGAGGCCAAGTTCATACAAGACAGCCATGACGGGCTGACGGGCAGCGACCACAGTGGCTTTGCGCGACGGTGACAGCATCAGGTTCATGGGGACGTTCCACAGTTCGCACGCTGTTCTGACGACGTTTGGCACCGGGTCGTCATACCTCGGTTCGTTGATGTAGTGGCCGCATTTTGTGCACCATTCCATTATCGGCCTGCCTTCTTTCGGACTTCGTCCCAGTCGGTGACGTACCTGAGCCGCTGCGCTGAGCGGTCGAGGGTGACGTGGTTTCTGCTCGGTTCGAGGTCGAACAGCGGCCCGAACTCGGCGACGGCCTGGCGTTCTCGCCACGGTTCGCCGTGTTCAACCTGATATTTGACGTACAGCCAGCCCCAGAACAGCGTCAGCACGACGAGGCCGGCTAGGACGACGAAGAACACGCCGCCGCTACTCATCGCCGTCTCGATGCTTCACGATGCGTCGGCGGTCGCTGCTGGCGGTGCGCATGTCGTCGCCGTGAACGTGCACGCCTCGGGCAGCTTGCATGCGTTCGGCATGGCTGCGTGCCTTTGGCGGATCGGGCAGGTCGGTTTTGGCTCGGTCGGTGCGTTCTTTGCGTAGGCGGGCGTCGCGGTCAGCGGCGAGCACTTCGGCGAACCCTTCCCACGTTGCTTCCCATGCGGGCTTGTATTCGGTCATTTCTTCCTGTGTCTTTCTGGGTCTTGTAAATACTTGATGATCTGGTCGGCGTGTTCGGGCCGGACAATTGCCGAGCCGATGGTGTCAGAACGCATCAGGGCGTCCATCCAAACATGCTGCTCGGGTCGGACACGGCCGATCTCGGACTTCAGTTCGAGGAACAGCACCCTGGGCGGTTTGACGAGGACCAGGTCAGGGAAGCCGGGCACGTTGCGGCGGCTGTCGTTGTCGTGAAACACGAGCCAGCCGTGCATCTCGGCGGCGTCGGTCAGCAGCTGCTGCAGTTCAGCCTCGGTCACGACGTTCGCAAACGAGCAACCACAGCAGCCCGACAGCCTGCACCACAAGCGCAGCAGCCAGGATTCCCCAAACGGTCCACCAGCTCACGGTTTCGGTGCCTCGTTCGCCACGACAGCGTCGACAGCTTCTTTGATCGCAGCCGGCAGGTCGTGGAAGTGCACGCGCTGCGTCAACTGCCACCACGGTGTTTCGACCTCGAGCTCGTACACCATGAACTCGGCGTCGAAATCACGAGCCGGCCAGACGTTGATGCCTAACGTTTTCTTCATGCCAGCCCCCAAACGATCGCCTGCCGGCCGGCCCGTGTCGGTTGCCGGTCGCCGGTATCGATAACACGGCCGTCGGTGACAAGCTCGCTGCGACGGGTACGGACACCAGACACCGACACCGGTTTGCGTTCAACCTCGGCGATGCGTTGGCACAGCTGCTCGTCGGTAAGCGGGCCGTGCGCCTGAAGCGCGTCAAGGACCATGCGTTGCGTGTCGGTCACGGCGGTGCGAGTGATCGTGGCAGCGGCTTGGTGCGACGTTGTCGGGTCGGTGTTGCGGGCCCTCGGTGTCGTGTGCTTGTAAACGACCTCAAGCTTGTAATCCTGACACCAGCGAATGTGACGATTTTCGCCGCCGCATGTGTGACAAATCATGATTCGTCTGCCTGACGTTGAAGGGCACGGTCGAGTCGGTATTTGTCCTGACTCCAGAGCGACAGTCCGCATGAAACCTTTGAGGCGGCCCTCGAGAGAGCGTCACTTTCGGCGTGCTTTAGCCTGGTGCCGTTATTGGCGAGGATGTCGGGCCGCTCAACATCGCCGGCCCCTTGAACCGTGACACGCACGCCGTCGACTGTCAGCGACAGTTGCCCGATACAGCCAGTGATGGTGCCGTCGGGGTCAGTAATTTCTCGAATGATTGACCAGTCGAACGGGCCGACGGTGGCAAGCAGCTTTTCGACTTTGACTGACCAGGTGACGTAATCGCCGAATCCGCCTGGTGCGCGTTCGACAAGGCTTTGAGGAAAGGGCTTGGCAAGGGCTTGGAGCTGTTCGGTCATGAGCAGCTCCCGAAGCAAGCCGCCGGGTCAACGGCGACGTCGACCAGCATGTAAACGGCCAAAATGCCGGCCACAATAAGCACGATTACGGTTGCAATGTCAGCAAGGCGGCTCATTGGTTGACCTTCTCGCCGCTGTAGTCACGGATCAGTTTCATCGGGTGCTCGTCAAAGTCGAGCACGACGACCTCGGTAGGCAGTTCCTCACGAAGCAGCGGGATGATGTCGTCGAGGGGAGTAAAGGCGCTGACGCCGTAGTCCTCGTAAGCGACGGTCAGGGTGACCTTTGCGTACTGCATTTTGTTTCTCCAGTCTGCGCCCTCGGTCGGGCACAGGTGTTATCCAAACACATTGTGGAGAACTTTGCAAGGGTTAGACAATACGCACGTTACCGACAGTGCCCTCGTTCACGTCGACGGTGACCGAACCTGACCGGCGGGCACCAGCGCCGGCTGTCTCGGCGTACTGCGGGCTGCCAGCATCTTCTGACGGGCACTGAATCCAAGTACGCGGGCCCCACCATTCCGCCCTGTACGAATGAAAATGGCCTGACAGTAAAAGCGACGCTGCCCCGATTGGCCTATGCGCTCCTGCCTGCTTGTCGTGCCACGCCTGAGCTCTACCTTGCCCGCCGACCTGGTGGCCGTGGAACAGACCGACACGAAGGTCGTTGAGCTCAACGCATACGGTGAGGTCGTCGCCGGGTACGGCCCATGAAACGTGAGCGTACTGCTCGAGGTCCATGCAAGCCCAGCGGCAATCGTCAATGGCAGCGACGTCAACGTTGTCACCGACGATTGAGTCACGTTTGCCTTGCCGGTTTTCGCCGTGGTTACCGGGCACGGCTGCAACGGTCACCGTTTCGGCAAGGGTGCTGGCTTTGTCAATGATCGCCATCGCTGCTTCACGCACCACGGCCCGCTGTTCACGATCGGTCATCTCAACGCTAAAAAGCTGCTGAGCTCCGTAATGATTGGGTGAGCAGGATTCGACCAGGTCGCCGCCGAACGCCACCAGGATTTCGCCTGGTTTGCCGGCTTGCCGCCACGACTGCTCGAAACGGGCCGGCAGCTCGCCAAGCGATTTTAGGACGTGCTTGATCGTGCCTGCTTTGCCGACCTGCCAGTCAGACGTGGCCCATACCTGCCCGCCAGGGGCCGCTGAGAGCCGCTGTGAGCGTTTGCGGCGTCGTAGCGTAGCGATGAGCTCGTCGAGGTCGCCGAAGGCTTTGCTGCGGCGTACGGCGGTGATTCGGTAGTACCAGCACCATTCGCCGGTGCCGGCTTTCTGTTGCCATTTGCGTACCTGCAGCGTGCCGGGCTTGATTGCCCACTCGCCAGGGTCGAGCCGCATTTCGGCGAGGATGGTGGCTTCGTCTGGGTCGATTGCTTCGGTCGTGGCGAGTCCGGTAAACGTGGCCTGGCCAGATGAGTGGTCGATTATGTGGCCTGGTTCCCAGCCGGGTGGCGGCCGGTCCGGGCCGTTACGGTGCGCCGTCAGCCTCGTAAATTCTTCAGCGGCGGACATGCTCACGCCACCTGACGACCGACGAGTAGCCCATGTCGATGCCGACGGCCTCGAGGCTGCGCTGAATCATTGCGATGTTGGGGTGGTCGTCGTTGAGCGCTTCGACGATGGCGGCGAGCAGCTCGGGGTCGTTGGCCTCGAGCTCTCGGGTGACAGCGTGGAAGTTGGGCCGCCTACTCGGCACCATTGTCTGACGAAACTGGTCTGCCTTCGACACGGTGATGGTCCTCCAGGTGGTGGTCGAGCCGGTGCGCTACCCGGTCGACTCGGTCCAACGTCAGTTTTGAGCGTTCATCAAGCCGGCCGAGCAGTTGCCGGCTTTCGCCGTGCTGTGCCGTGTTCTCGGCTCGTAGGTTGCGGAGTTGCAGCAGGGAAGCCAGGGCGATGCCGCCTAACGAGAACGCGCCGGTGATGAGAGCGACCCAGACCTGCATGGCGACATGTTACGAGACGAGCTCGTAAAGGTCAGCGATTACATGCTCCATGTTGTCAGCGGCGATGACCGGCCCGTCGAACGTGGCAAGCCATTGCTGCACGTTGCTGATGGGTCGGGCACGGTTGCCGGCTGTAACCCAAGCCTGGCCGCTGGTCTTGCTGACGAGCGTTTGCATCACGTCCTCGTTTGGTGGTGTCGGTTGTTGAAGCTGATCAAATGCCTTTGATGGGCATTCAGTGTAGGCGACAGCGGAGTGCGGCATGAGCGCCGGTGATTCTTGCGTAGCGCCTGAGCGCTCGAGCTGGTTGACGAGCTGCCAGAACGACGACCGCATCGCTGACGTGACCGGGTCGGTTCGGTAATCACCGATCAGCGAGATACTGACGGTGTTGTGGTTCTGGTAGCTGCCGCCTTTATCGTTCCGGTTCGCTCCGTTGCGATAACGGGTGCCACGGCCCTCGAACACTGCGCCGGTCGGGTGAATCAGGTACGAGTACGGGATCGCTGCGAATGACCCTCGGTTGTAGGTAACTCGTTCGACGGTTTGAACGTCAGCGACCGGGTCGCTCGTAATGCCAGTGACGGTGTGATGCACGACAATGCCGGCGTTGCCGGTCGTGAACGGTGCTGGTTTGCCCCACACGCCGTACACAGACCATGCGCCGTGCGGAATCACGTTCATTCGTCGCTGCTCAAGCTCGTCAGGCCACGTTGGTCGGGCAGCACAGGCGTAACCCGGCGAATGATGACGGTTGCGGTGGCGATGACGACGGCGGCCTGGGCGGCGATGTCGGCGACGGCGGGCATGTCGGCCAGTTCCTCGACGAGGATCGCTGCGATAGCGCCGGCGGCGGTAAGCCAGGTCACAGCAGCGGTCAGGACGGTGCGGACGCGTTCAATCATGCTGGTAGTGCCTTTCGGTCAGGATGGATCGGTCCAGGCCGAACCGTTCCAATACTGGATACCCGTCACGTCGGTCCAGGCCGAGCCGTTCCAATATTGGACAGCGGTTGAGTCGGCCCAAGCGCTGCCGTCCCAATACTTGAAGCCAGCGGCTGTGGTGATTTGGAATGCGCCGATGTCGATTTTGCCGGCCGTGGTTGGCCGTGCCTTGCCTCGAATGTCGGTCGAGAAGTCTTGGCGTGAGTCGGGTTCGGAACCTTGCCGGTTGCTGCCGTTGCCGAGCAGCAGGTTTGAGCCTGCACCAGTAGCAGAAACCGGCGTGTAGTTCTCGGAACCGGGAGTGAGGTCTGTGACGATCATGGCGTTAGCCGTGGTCGTCGTTGTTGTTACGCCGCCAGACGAAATGTCTTGGCTGCTGGTGTAGCTGTAAGTTGACGATCCAAATTGGCTTGTGTCAGTGTCCCAAGCGTTGTTCGAACCGCCGTGTGTCACGTTGGCGGTGTAGCTTCCACCAACAACGATGTCTTGCGCGTAGCCACCACCCAAGGCGACGTTGTAAAAGTTGAGCGTTTGATACCCGCTTGAACCATTAGCCTGCAGATAAACGTTGGTTTCAGTATTGTTGACGCCTGCGTTATCGACAATGGTGCAGTAATCGAAATTGCCCGTTCTTGTAATGCTGTTTCCGGTGAAACTCCACAAGCCGCGTGCGTTGCCATAAATCAAAGAGTTATCGACGGAAAAGCTTGTGGACGCGGCTGTGTAAAACCCTCTGTATGGTGAATCATGGAGGATGCACCGAGAAATCAGCACGTTGTCTGCTGTCACAAAAATGCAGTTGAAACTTCCGGTTTCAATTTCAAGATATTCGACTCTTGCGTAATCTGAACTGAGTTGCAAAGCTTGAGTTCCGGCGACATTGACGCTTGCATGTCCAGTACCAGCCACACCAGCATGTCGGTTGCCGTCAGACACAGTCAGCCACATGTAATTCGACGAGGTCGGCGTACCGGTTGCTGGGCTCAAATTGACTGCTGCGCTGTAGACACTGGAATCGTCGATTTCGATTTTGTAATACCCAGAGGAAACGTCGCTGGCTGCTACTGCTGCAGTGATCGTCGTGTAATCGCCGGTGCCGTCTGTTCTGACCGTAACTGTCGTGTCAGCCATCTTTTTCCTCCCGAGGCAACGGGTCGTCAGCGTCAGAACGCACAGCGCCGTGCCCGTCCTCGTGCGACGGGTCAAACCAGGTTCGGTTTACCTTGTGCTCGGATACCTCGCAGAACCGGTTTTGCGTCATCGTGATTTCACCGTCGATGTCAATGACTGCAAGTTCTTCCAATGTGAACTCGGAGAGGCGCAGCCGCCAGACCTGTTCGTGCGTCACGACTTCGCCGCTTAGCGTTTCCTCGTCAAACTCTGGTTCGCCGAGAACAGCAGGCCGAGTTGCTTGCCGAACGAGTTTTGCTCGAATCTCGTCGGCTGGCACCGACCCGCTGTTGACCCGAACAATGCAAAACCGTGCGTCGAACTCGTTTGCATCACGGCCGTCCTCGAGCCATCGCCGCAACGACTCACGAATGCCGTACTGCGCAGTCCGTGGCCGAACGTCAAAGATGTCGCCACGCTTCGGACGAGCGTCAGACCGCTCCTGGTCGAGCTCGTCGCGGTCGTTGTTGCGGAGGTGAACGAGGGCGGAGAACGTCACGAGATGTTGACCCACAGGTCGCCGGTGGTTTGACCGCTCGACGGTGCTGAGGTCGACACGGTGAGCTTGCGGCCGGCGTTCGTCGATCCGGACATGTCAGCGTTTTCTGCTGCGACACCGCCAGACGTAATCATGTTGGTCCACGACGATGACTCGTAAGCCTGGTAATAGCCGGTGTCCTCGAGGTAGCAAATCATGCCATCCGCCGGCGACGTAATCGCTGCGTCACGAGCTGTGGCGTCAGCAAACACCATGACGGCCTGGTCGGCCAGGTAGCCCTGCACGTTTGCTGCCGTCAGGATTTCGCCCGACACGAATGTTCTGTAACCGGAACCCATGAGTTTTAGCCTATCTGATTGACGTCGAGGAGTCCGTAACCCGCATCATCGAGCAGGAAGAACACGGTTTGTGCTCCGTCCTCGAGCTGCACGGTCATTTGTGACCCTGTCGGTGTGATGTTCCATCTGACGCCGGAAACGACGCCAGTAAAGTCGAGTGTTGAGCTCGCGCCTTGGGGACGTAGCCGGACGGTTGTTGAGTCGCCGACTGATGTTTTGACGAGCTGGTAGTTGTCGTTTTCGCCTTCGACGATTGTTTGCAGGACGATGTCGCGCACGGCGAGCGGTGGTGCGTTTTCGGTGCCGTACTGTGCCAGGAACGCGTCAGCAAGCTGTTTGGTTGCTGTGTCGTTTTCGCACAGCAGCCCGGTGCGGCTAATGCTTCGTGCGCCGAACTCGTCGACGTTGGCAGTAGCTGTTTGTTCGGTGCCGCCGGTGCTGGTAAACGAAACCTGCGAGTAGCTGCTTTTCGTGCCCGAAGCGAAGTCAATGGTTGAGTAGTAGTGCGGCTCGGTGCCTGACGGCGTCAGGCGTGCATCCCACAAGTTCAGCGGGGTCAGGCCAACAACGCCGGTCACAGCGCTTGTTACTGGTTTCTGGCCTCGTGTTCGGAACGTCACAGCGTTGTTTGGTGTGGTGCCGTCGATGGGTAGGCCGTGGCGGACGTAGACATCGCCGCCATCAGAATGTTCGACAGTTTGCAGCAGTGAGCCGGCGTTGCCTTTGTAGTCGGTGACGGCTTGCAGCGTTTGGCCGGTATCGCCGGACGGGTTAACAACTTCGGTTTGTTCGATTTGTGTCGTGACAGCGTTTGAGGCTGCGAGAACGCGTGAGATGTGATCGGCGGCCGGGCCGGCATCGACGTCGAGGCCGTCGGTAAAATCAAAACCGACTCGGCTGGTATCAAGTAGGCCACGGGTTGCCGAGTCCAGGGTGAAACCGCCAGCCGTTACCGTGCCGAACGACAACGTGCCGAGCATCGTCAAAGCATCCGAAACAGTCACCCTCACAGACGACTCAAACGTGCCCTGAAAGCTGTACTCGATATCGGTCACGACGCCGGTGAACGCTGCTGGTGGGCCGTGCGTCCACGACGGTGCGCCGGCCCCAGTCACGTCAGCGTAAATGCGGACCTTGGTGCCCAGGAACTGTGCGTTGGCGTAGGTGCCGCCGGCGTCAGGCGTGTAGGCGCTGGTCGTGTTGTCGAGCTGCAGAACGCAAGTGCCGCCGCTGTACGACAGCGCGTCGCCTCGTTTGCCGTAGCTGATCGCTGCGCCCATAACGTCGCCGATCGGCACGGCTGGCGGGTTGCTGCCGCCGTCCTTGTCGGTCGGCTGAAACTCGAGCGCCCAGGCCCACGAAGCCATTACAACTGCCCGGTAAGGATTGGGACGGTGCCGCCGTGTGCCCGTGCGTACCGTTGCAACGCTGCGACAACATCGGCACCATCCGAGCCGACCGGCATGTTAACGGTGACGTTCATTGTGCCGCCGCCGCCTAGGCCGCCGAGGCGGTTGTTGTTCATGATCGTGCCTGAGCCGGTCGGCACAAACAGTTCCGGCCCAGTCTCGCCGACGATGTACGGGCTGCCAGCGCTTACTGGCCCGCCGGCAGCGAGGCCTGGCACGAAGCCTGCAATGTCGCCGAGAATGCCGCCGCCAGGAATTAGGTCTGCGATAGCGCTTGCGACTGCGCCAGCAGCAGACTTGATGCCGCTGACGATGCCGCCGACCAGGTCTTTGCCGAGCTGGATCGCGCCGTTAACCATGGCGCTGGTGACGTCAGCAAGCAGCTTGACAAGCTCCTTAATTACGTCAGGCGCGACGTCAATGATCCATTGGATTAGCGCCAGGCCCCACTCGGCCAGATAACTGACGATTTTGGGAAGTGCTTCGGTCAGCATCCATCTTTGAATCTTGATCTGCAGCTTGGTCATTTCGAGCAGCAGCGGCGGGATTAGCGGCCCGACCCACTCCACAAACGCTTTTGCCCATGACGCAAGCTTTTCGACGATCATCGGCAGGCCGATGTTGATAAACCAGTTTGCGAACGCTGCGATGAGCTCGCCGAGCTTCATGAGGAACGGCGGGATAAGCGGCCCGATCCAGTCGATAAACGCTTTGGCCCATGCTTGAAGCTGTTCGACGATGGCCGGCACGGCGACCGTGTACCACCACTTCGTAAAGTCAAGGATCAGGTTGCCGAGTGCTGCAAGCATCGGCGGCCCGGCCTTCTTGACCCAGTCGACGAATCCTTGCGCCCACACTGCGAGCTGTGCCTTGATCGTCGGCCACGCTTCTTTGATCCGTTCGGAAACGTTCGAGATGACGCCGCCCAGGCCCTCCTCGTCAAACACCTCGATGAGCTCGACAACGATGTCGGCGGCTTGTGCGAACAGCGGCAGCAGTTTGCGGGCCAAGTCTTCCTGGAGCTCGCCGAACGCTGCCTTTAGCTGGTTCTGTGCAGCGGTAAGTCTGTTGCCGCCGGCGGCATACGCTTCCTGAGCGTCGGTCGACTTCTCGAGGATCAGGGCTTGCGTTGCGAGTGCCTTGTCCTGCGCAGTGATCGCATCCCGGCCGTTTTGCTGAGCGATCAGCAGGGCACGCTGGTCGACTTCGGCCTGGTTGATCGCGATACCGAGCGACTTAAGCGAGTCACGTTCGCCGAGCAGCGCCTTTGACAGGATTTCGGCGGTTTCTTCAACGCCACGCTGCCCGCCAGACCACTCGGACAATGCACCAGCGAGACCGATGATCTCGGTCGACATGTCGGCGGCCTGGTCGGCCGTGAAACCCATCGGCTTAAGCAGGTCACCTGCGTTAGCGGCAAGGCCGGCTGCCTGGGTTGAGGTGAGGCCCATGCGGGCTGCGACTTCGTCGGCCCAGTCTGTAACCGTGTTAAGCGACTCGCCGGAGAATACGGTGCCGATCTTCTGGTCGAGGGCGGTCAGTTCCTCGCCGACGTCGAACAGTTGCTTGCCGACAACGACGGCCAGGCCGCCGGCGGCAGCACCCATGACACCGAAGCCTTTGACGACGTTTGCCGAAACGTTGCCGACTTTCGTGCCGAACTTGCCGAGCTTGTCGCCGGCGTCACCGACAGCTTTGGTAAACCGCTTCGCGTCGGCAAGGATTGCGACGTTGATAACGCTTGAGCCTGCTGCCATGGGTCAATCCTAGAACACGCGCTTGATGATGGTTCGCACTTCGTCGTTGTACCGTTCGATCACTTCCTGCCGGCGATCGTCAAGTGCTTCGTACATGAACGGCTTGGGCCGGATGCCACGTTCGGCCCAGCCGAAATGAATCGGCCCAGCGTAGGGCACCGAGCTCGGGCCGCTCTTGCGGTTGTTGCCGGCTCGGACTCGAGCAGCAGTCTTTGTGCCGCTGCCACGCACCGAGTTGCGCAGCCGGCCGCTACGCACAGGCGTCTTCGTCTTTGCCGTGCCGGCAACGTCGTCAGCGAGCTCCCTGTGCAGGTCTTTCAGGTCCGACATGTCGTCGCCGACTTCACGGAACTTGCGACGCAGCTCCCTGCCGCCCTCGACTCGGACTGCGGGTTTTGCCATCGTCAGCGCCTCCGTGCTGCTTTCTCTTGCGCCTGGTGACGCTCTTTCAGAATTGCCTGCAACGCACGAATAACGGCCGGGGAAGCGTTCTCAAGCTCGCTGATCGGTTGCCCGGTAGCGAGTGCCAACGACGCTATGCCGTAGGCGGTTCCCCTTCGGCTAAAGGGGTGTCGTTGTCGCTGTCAAAGTCGATGTCGACCAGCGAGTCTCGGAACTTTTCCCAGGTCGGCACAACGAGCCCGGCGTGCCGGCGTGATTCCCACGCCAGCCACGCCACATGCTCGATCTTTGTCTGCTGCAACGCCTCGATTGCGCTCGGCAGGTTGAAGTACCGCTCCAGCTGGAGCAGCGTGCCCATCGTGGGTTTGCTTGTGACTGGCTCCGTCTCATCGGCCAGTCGAGTTGAGATGGAGAGGTCAAGCATGTCAGGCGGTGGTCACCGTGACTGCGCCGGACAGCGGCCAGGTCACCGAAACGGTGGCAAGGTCGGAAACGCTGCCGTCGATGATGGGCAGCTCGGTGACGAGGGCCGAGGCTGAGTGCTTCGGGTTTTCAGCTGAGAGCGTGCCGCTGGTCGGTGTCATCTCGACGGTGGTCGTGGTGCCGAGCAGCGGGTACAGGGTCTGATAGACGCTGGAGCTGGCCATGTCCTGGTGGAACTCGATCGAGACGCTGCCGTCCTTGAGGCCACCGATGCGGGTGCGGTTGCTGTCACCCATCGCCGTGGTCTCGAGCTCGTCTGCGCTCTCGGTCCAGGTAATGCTTGCGACGTGGTCGGTCAGGTCAACCGAGTTGACGGTGACCTGAACGTCATTCTGAAGAAAAACGGCCATCAGTCGGCCTCACTTTCTGGGTTGGCCTTTCGGCTGTTTTTCGGTTTCGCTTCGGCCAGGTGGCCTGCTGCGATCAATGCGGGCACGTTTGCGCCCTCGAGGTCGGCGTCGGTCACGGTATCGCCGTGCTCATGGCCGGCGAGCTTGTGTGACGTGACGGTGTAGCTGGTCATCGTGCGTAGACCTCCACGAGAAAACGGGCACCGATGAACTCGGTATCTGCAAAGGCTACCACGCCGTAGTCAACGGCCTGGCGAACCTGGCACGTTGTCGCTGCGCCGCCGAGGGTCGGGTCGGCCTCGACAGCTGCCGGCACGCTGTTAGCGCCGCTGATGAGCTCGTCGAGGGCGTCCTGGGCGAACTCCTCGGTCATCGACTGCACGGCGCACACCAGCTCGAAGTTGAACACGGTGAGCGAGCCGCCGCTGCCGATCATGCTGTCGTGGTAGGTGGCGACGGGCCGGCCAGGAACGACCACGGCCGCCGGCGCAACAATCCGGTTCGGGACGGTGGCGTGCACAGTCAGGAACGTCGGCACAGTCTCAAGCTGTGCGGCGAGGCCGTCACGAATGGCGGTGTAGTCGGCCATCAGGCGGTCGCGAGCCGCTTGTATTGCTGGAGCAGCGCAGCCACGTCGGGGTCCTGGCGGCTGATGCGGGCGATGCCGTAGTCGGCAAAGCCGGTCATGATGCCGAGCGGGGACGCTTTGCGCTGGTACAGGCGTGCGGCGAGGATCAGGGCGGCCTGCTGCACGGCGTAGGGCACGGCTGCGTCGTTCTGGTCGCCGTAAGCGGCCGTCACTTGCACGGCTGGCCGGCCGGATGCGTACCGGGGCCAGTCGCCGGACACGTTGAGCAGTGACGTGAACGGCGATTTGTTGAACGGCTGCACCACGAAGTCCTCAGTGACAGTCAGCAGCGTGTCATACGTTCCATCGTTGCTCGTATCGGTGCGAACTACGAGACCGGTGAGGGTGTGGAACTGGTCGACGAGCAACACCTGCGGATCGTCGGCACGGTACACACGAGCCTCGGTGACCGTCTCGAACGTCGTGTTGGTGTAGCCGTCGACCAAATCCTGAGCGGCAGCGATGGCAGCGGCCAGCGGAGTGTCCTCGGACGTCGTGCCGCTCGGAATGCCGAGGTAGTCCTTGAGCACGCTGAGCGACGTGTACGCCATCGTCAGCCCTTCTTGGCCTTCTTGGTCGACTTCTTTACCGGAGCCGGCGCAGGCGCAGCAGCGGGAGCCTTGACGGGCTTATGGACACGGCTGGGGGCCTGCTTCTTCCAAAGGGCGTCGGACATGGCGAACTCCTCGAGGTTGGGGTGTCGGCCGGGCCGGGACTGGTACCGACCCGACCGACGAAGGGAATGACCTACAACGAGGTCATGGGGGGGATTACAGCGTGGCGTTGAGGCCGGTGCCGGTGATGACGGCAACGCTGTTCGGATCACGCACCAGGAAGGCGCTGTAGCCGTAGGCCACAATCCGCACAGTGAGGGTGCCGGAGCCAACGCTGTCGTACTGGACGACAAGCGGCGAGCCGCCGTTCTCTTCCCACAGGATGACGTCGTCCGAGCGCATCACGATGATGGCGTCCTCGTCGGTCCCGGTGCCGAGGTTGGTCGGAATGTTCGAGTCGGTGACGACGGGCAGGCCCGCGATGGACATGGTCGGAGCGCCGTACGAGAGATCGCCGGTGCCGAGCACGTTCGACGCCGTGGCGACAACGGGCTGCATGAGCGGGCGGTTGCTCGAATCGAGGCTGCCGGCGATGAACGCCGCACGGCGAGGGTGCATGACCACTACGTCGGGCGACAGGAACTTCGACGACTGCACGGTTGAGATGGCCTTGACGACCTGCTGCCAGGTCTCCGCCCCACTTGGCGAGGCGTCGGTGTAGGTCACGGAACCGGTGCCGGCCGCGTTGAGGATGCCGGTGGAAGCGCCGCCGGTGCCATCGCCGTTGATGATGTTCGAGTCAAGGGCGGTGGCGTAGCTCATCGTCAGGTCCTCAATGAGGAGCTGGTCGACGCCGATGCCTCGGGCGAGGGCCTGCGCCGAGAAGTCCTGCATGCCAGCGATGGTGACAACGTCGGCCGTCATCAGGGTGTCGTCGACGGTGGTTTCGGAGACAGCGCCGTTTTCCTGCTGGACCGCAGCCGAGGAGGACGTGGTGACCCGTGACAGGTTCACGGTCATGCCCGACTCGGTGAGGGGCAGGTTGCGCACGGCGTTGGCCGTGGGGCGACCGGCCTGGGCCTTCGCCACCGCAGCGTCAATCAAATAGGCCGGCGGAACAAGCCCGCTGACACCGGCGGTGGTGCCGTCACGGTTCTCGACTTCGACTTCCTGCATGTGACGCTCGAGGCGCTGACGGGCCGCGATGTCGTTGCGGGACTGGGAAGCGACGAGGTCAGCGAAGAACGAGTGATCGCCACGCTCGTGGTAGGTAACAGGCTCGCTGTTGACCTGGACGACGCCGGCGGCCGCACGGGCCTCGGGCTCGTCGGTCGCAGCGACCTCGGCACGAAGCTTGGCCGCTTCGAGGTTCTGAACCTGAATGGCACGAAGCTCGGTGATGCGCTCGTCGAGGGCATCGGCTCGGGCCTTGAGATCGGCAAGGTTCTTGTCCTCGGCCTCGGTCAGGTCACGGGTCTCGTCGGCGGCCCTGGTCAGGATGCCGTCGACAGTTTCGGAAAGTTCTGCTCGTTCTTCGACGAGCTGATCAAGCAAACGCACGGTTGCGCCTTTCTTGGTAGTGGTGGGGGTGTCGGGTGCTGGCCGGGTGCCCGTAGCTGGCGGGCGGCGCTTCCAGCGGCGCAACGTGGGTTTCGGTTGAATCTATCAGGTCAGTCGGTCTGGTACAGGATGCTGACGGTTTGGTCGGCGTTGCTGGACACGGCCCAAAGTTCTTCGTTGGCTGGAATGAACATTTCGAACAGCGTGTTTTTGGGCACTTTGAGGCCGTTGCTGGTGGTGACGTCCGAGCCGCCGAGGTAGACCGGGTGGCTGCTGTCGTCGTGAAAGTAAACGTGCCGGTTTGTGTTCTCGTCGTCAAGGATGCGTGCGGCGGTCAGGCCGACGGTGAGCTGCTCCGACTTCATCGTCATGCGAAAGCGCCTCGCCAGCGGGCCAGTTTTGGTGCGATCTCGGGGTCGTCGGCGTCGAAGTGACGCACAGCAAGCACTCGTGCACCGTCGTAGGCCGGCTGCGCCACGAAACCGACGTGATCCATGCGGGCTTCGACCCTGACGACGTGCTGACCGTCGCCTCGAGTTTCGGTGCGGGACCGTACCGGAATAAAGCCGACTGAAAGGCCGGTCACCATGCCGTCATCGGCGAGCGACAGCACTTCGGCTGCTCGTTCGGTGCGGGCCATGCGGAAATCGGCGACCAGGCCGTCAACGGTGTTTTCCCAGCCGACCGACGTGCCGACTGGCAGCGTCGAGCGTGACTCGTGTTGCTGATACAGCGGGATACGGTCGCCACGTTCCTGCAGCGTCTTGGTGAATGCGCCACGTTCGAACGATTCGGTGAGGCCGTTTGGCATTCGGTATTCGCCGGCCCAGGGCACGACGATGCCGACCAGGTGCCGGAAGCCGTCGTCATCGGTGCGGGTTTCGATGCCGTCGAACGTGATTGTGCGGGTTTCGATCTCGGTCACGTCAATCCCTCCAAAGCTCGGACCTCGTCGATGGTGAGGAAGCCGGCCCGCAGACCGGTTTCGTATGCGTCGTATCGTGTTTGTGTGTCGGCTCGCAGCACAGCGTCGAAGTTGAACACGGCCCGCTGACCTCGGGGCAGCAGCGTTGACAGCGCTTCTTCGATCTTGATTGCCAGCGGCCGCAGCGTAAAGCGGACGAAGAACTGCGAGTCTTGCTGCACGTTGCTGTAGGTCTTCGAGTCTTGCGATGGCACGCCGACGAGGTGCGGCGGGACGCCGAACAGGGTGCACATTTGTTCGGCGTTGTATCGGCGGCTGTCGAGCAGCTCCATGTCGACCGATGAGAACTCGAGCGGCTGGTACTTGACGCCGCCGGACAGTACGGCTGGGCCTCGTTGCCGGCCGCCGTTGCCGGCGATCCACGCTGCTTTCAGGTCTTGCGCCTGGTCGCTGGTGATCTCGTTTTCGGAGTGCAGCACGCCGTCTGGCACAGCGCCCGTCATGAATGCTTCGCCGGCGTACTGGTCGGCTGCGAGCGTTTGTGCGATGGATTGCGTGTTCCATTGCAGCGGGCCGTATCCGATGACGTGGCCGGGTAGCGTGAAGTTGCGGATGTGCAGCACGTCCTCGGGATTGAGAACGCCTCGAGCTGTGCGGTATTGCGGCCGGCCGTCGACGACAGTGACCTGAATTGCTTCAGGATCAAGCAGAACCACGTTCTGAACGAAACCGAGCGTGCTGCGGTTACCGGCGAGTAGGTATGCGTTTCCGTTGACCAGCAGCGACGTGACGAGGGCAGCCATAAACTCGGAGCGGGTTCGGTCGATTTCAGGCGCTGCAAGCAAAGTCGGTGTTTCGACTGGCTCTCCGTTGCGTTCGACTGCTACGGGCAGCGATCCGATTTGATCCGAGATGAGGGCGACGCAGCGGTTTGCGACGACATTTGACAGCAGCGTGGCGCGTGTGACTTTGATCGGGCCGGTGATGGGCTGACTGACGGGCTGCCTCGGTGGCAGCGAAAACGCTGTGTTAAAACGTTCCTGGCGTCGGATCAGGTCGCCGATCATCCTTCACCAGCCTCGACGGCGGCCGACACGATAACGATAGCGACACCGACAGCGAACGCTGCCGGCCACGCTCCGAACTCCATGAACACGGCGATGATCGCCAGCAGCAGGCCGGCGAGCTGAAGGGCGGCGTGATACATCAAAACACCTGCGGGGTAGGTTTCGGCGCGACTGATATTGCGCCCCATAGTGCAAGGCTAGCAGCCACAAGCGGCGTGATCGGGCTTTCCTCGCTCGTGCGCTTCCAGGCCCAGCGGTCACCAAGCCGGCGACGAGTAGCTGAGGCGACTGCGTCGGTCAGGATGGTATCGCCGAGGTGTGCCAGTTTGGCGTCAACGATCGCGTCGTGCATGGTGGCGCAGCTGGCGCAGTAGTCACGGGCACCAACCTCGAGCGTGTTGAGATGCTGCAAATGCGGGAGCAGCGACCCAGCAGCTGCGCCGGCGTCGATCACGATTGTTGCGCCCCAACGTTGTGCGAGCTCGGCGAGCCGGGCGGGTACCCAGCCGACACCAGGCCGATGGTCGACGATCTCGGTGAGATACCGGTCGCCGGTTTGCGATGCGATAGCGATTGTGGACCAGTCTCGCATCGGGCTGACGTCGACACCAAGGGCGAGTTTGTCGCCGTGCGGCAGGTCGTGCTCCTCGAGCTGTGCGAACACGGCCAGGTCAAGGGCGTAGTCGCCGGCCTCCAACGGCCACCGATTCAAGATTTCCCGATCAAACAAGTCGGTGGTCATGGTGCCGTGGAAGTCTTTGACGGCCGCCATCGTGACGCCTTTCTCCTCAGCAAGCGTCGGGATCGCTGCCAGCCACGTTTCGGAATCGTCAGGGTCGGCGTCGTCAGCGGCCGCCCACTCGAACCAGGCCAGCGACGGAGAATCACCAGCACGGCCAAGGTCGCGGTAATGGCGCAGCATTTCAGATGAGCTCGTGCCGGCGTTTGAGGCAAGCCACAGCTGCGACGACGGCCTGGTGGACATTGTCGGGCCGAGGGCACCGACGAGCTCCAACGGATGTGCTAGGGCTTCGTCGATGACGACCAGGTCGAGCGTCAGGCCTCGTGCGCCTTCCCTTGATGGCGTGACAACTCTGAAGCTGCCGCCGTTTGCCATCGTGAGACACTCGGACCCGTTTGCGAGCCGCAGCTGTTGGAACCGGCTGCCGAGGCCGGGTCGCAGCATTTCGACTGTTTCTTGAAACTTGAGGCGTGCGCCGCCGCGGTCCTGGGCGGTGTAAGCGACGTGGCCGCCGGCAAGCAGCTCAAGGCCGATGCGGGCCGACAGCAGCGCTGTCTTGCCGTTCTGACGACCGACCGACAAGCCGACGGTGCGGCGTTTGTACCGACCAGCCTCGTCGACCTCAAGCGCCACGTCAGCAACCTGCCGCTGCCAGCCAAACAAGTCCAGACCCATGAGCTCGGCGACCTGGGCAAGGTAGTGGCCTCGGCTCGGTGAATCGCTCGCTGGTGTGGCGTGCAAGGCCGCCGGGTAGGTCATACCGCCTTCAATGCGTTCTCAAGCGAAGCCAAGGCATCCTCGTGCGGAATCGACAGCTTTTCGCACGATTGAAGCAAAACCGCCGCGATTTGAGGGATTTGGCCGGCACCGTCAGCGCCGGCCTCGATTGCGTCCCAACGATCAGCAAGCCCTCGACATGTCTCGACGACGACCGGGTCACCCTCGGCAGTCTCCAAGAACGTTTCTACGGCTTTGCGATGTCGACCCATATCACCATCTCCTCGAGGTCACAGGTTTCGGCTTCTTGCGTTGCGCAGCCAGCCGGCCGCCGCGAGAAGCATTGCACGGGCCGCAGCTCGGAACGTATTGCCCGACCCACTCGCCAGGCGGGAACGACGCAAGCGGCGGGACGTGGTCAGCCTCGGTCGCCACAGCCCCACGACACCAAACACAAACCGGGCGGTCGGCCAACAGTTCGGCACGGGCCTGACGGTGGCGGTGGTCGTACCCCATGCCCACAGGGTAGCCCAGGCCCCTTCAGGAGGGGGAGAAAGCG